ATTTTGAAGCCGTTCTGTCGTTGCAGCTCTAGCTCCGCTGTAACGCGATGCTCAAGGTCTATAACGTCTTGGCTGAAGCGTTCTTTAGCCAACGCAGCTAGCAGCTTCTTATAAACCTTCGTTGTCAGTTCTACGTCACGCTTGCAGTAAGTAATCATTTCCTCACACAAGCCGCCGTCGTAGTCTGTAAAGTCGTCCTTGGGATACTTCAGCCTTTCACCCCAAGAGCGCAAGCTGTGTCCTCCTGCCTGTGCAGGGTTGTAGAGGCGAGAAAGAACCATAGCGTCAACGTGCTTCTTGCCTGTGAAGTCCATACTCCACAGCCTCTCCATCACTGGCACGTCAAAGCCTAGTCCGTTGTACGTCACTATGCCGTCGTGTTCGTCCACAAGAGCCTGCAGCGTCTTCGCTTCAGTGTGTACAGTGACTTCGCCTGTATCGACATCCTCGGCACAGGCGCACCATATCACTGTTTGCTTCATATCTGTTTCAATGTCGATTGTTAGCATTACTAATCCGTATCAAAGTCTAAAATGTCTAAGCCTAAGTCGTGTACAGTTTTTAGGTCTAAGCGTTCTTGCAGCGCTAAGTCGCCTGTACCGCCCTGAATACACTCCACACACTCGTTGACGTAAGCGCCTGTAGTGGCGTCCTTCAACGTGGCTTCGTAGTCCGTCAGTATTGCATCACACGCTAAGCATTTCATGCCTCTACCTCCTCAGAAGAAGACCACACTATTTTTCCTGCCTCGTCCACGCGCTGATAAACAACAAAGGAAGTTTTTTCTAGTTCAATTAAGTAATCAAGCCTTTTCATTAGTTTGTTATGTAAACGTCCATTTCCTTGTGTGTGTTGGTATTCGTGCCTAAGCTCCTTGCAAGTATGTTCTAAAGCTCTTTGTATTCTATCTTGGTAATTCATAACAGTTCCTCCAATGTACTCTCAACCATCCTACCAGTAGTGCTGTCAAAGTAAAGGTCTGCACAGCGTCCAGTCTCGCCGCTGAAGCGGTTCTTCAGTACACGCACAGCCGTTGTGTTACGCACGACAATGTCGTCAGCCTGTCCGTCACGCTCAAGCCCTAGCACAATGTCGCTCAGCTGTGCTATTGATGCACTGCCGCGAAGCTGTGACAGAGACGTTGCAGCGCCTTCCTCGTGTCCTTTGTTGTCCGGCCTGCGTAGATGACTAACAACAAACAAGGCAATGCCTGTCTCCTGCACAAGCATCCGCAGCTTGGTCATTATCTCGTCTAACGCCTTACGCTCATCAAGATTAGACTGCGCCGACACAACAATAGAGACGTGGTCTAGAAAGACATAGCGACAGTCTAGCGCCTTAGCCATGTAACGCACACGCCCGACAATGTTGTCAACGTCTGTGCTGCCGAAGTGGTCAAGCAAGTAAAGCCGTTCGTCAGCTAACGTCGCGTCAAAGGCTTCTTTGCGTTCCTCTTCAGTGCTTACAGTCGTGGGCAGGTGCAGCTGCTTATTCGCCGCCAGTGACATGATCGACAAGGCTGTCTTGCGTATGCTCTCCTCAAGAAACAACAAGCCGATGTTGTAGGCTGTCTGCTGCAGCGTTGACCACACCACCTCACGCAAGAACTGAGACTTACCCAGTCCGCTGCCTGCAGTGACAGTGACAAGCTCTGCAGGGCGTATACCGTAGGTCAAGGCGTTAATACCCTTAAACGGATACACCACCTCTGCAGTCTCCATTGGTGTGTTGACTTCGTCCCACAGAGACGCAGCGTTGACAATGCCGTCAGGGACGTACTTCTCAGCCTTCCAGAAAGCAGCGTTAAACAGAGCAATCTTGCTGTCAGCTAGGTAGTCGCAGGCATCTTTGTAGCCGTCAAGGTGCTTAACGATCTTGGCCTTGCCGCCAAACAGCTGTCCCACTTCGTCAGCCGCCTTTGTGCCTTGCTCGTCAGCGTCAAAGCAAATGACAATGGTGTCGAAGCTGTCTAGCCATTCGTAAGAGGCTTTGCAGTCCTTCAGAGCGCTGCTTGCGCCGTTCTTGATGCTTACGACAGGGTACTTGCTGCCCATCATCTGATAAGCCGCTAGAGCGTCATATTCGCCCTCTGTCAACGTGACGTATCTGCCGCCCTTGGGAAACAACTGCTGACCGAACAGACCGCCCTTGCTCCAATCGCCGCTAGTTTGGAAACGCTTATCAGGGTAGCGCACCTTTGCCGCCACTGGTGAATTAGGCTCTGTAGGCTCAAAGTAGGGGTATATAACCTGCCCAGACTTCAGCACCACGCCATAGCTCTTCATCGTGGCCGCGCTCAGACCTCTCTCAGGGACGCCAGAGAACGTCTCAGTCGCTAGAGCTGCCAAGGTAGCCTCAAAGCCTTCAAAGCCCGTCAGCGGCTTCTGTGGGACTCTCACGGCTACTCCTGCGGCTACTTCGTCTGCTACGTCGTAAGCAAAGGTGAATTTTCTACACGAATAGCAGAAAGTCGAGTCGTCTGCGTTGATTGCTAACGCATCAGAGCTGCCGCAGTCAGGGCAGGGCAGATGCGTCTGTTTATAATCAGGCATAGAAGTCGTCCTCGTCGTGGTAGCGAGACTCTAGCAGCTGAATGACAACTGAAGGGCAAGAGCAGCTCAAAGCCGCCGATGTCAAACTTGATCTGCTCGCCGCTCTCTGTCATTCCTAAAGCTGTCTGTGTCTCTACCATGCCAAAGTAGAAGCCAAAGCCGTTATTAAAGGCGATTGCCCAGTTCCATTCTGTCATTTGTCTTGCTCCTTATAGTTTCACTTATGCGCTTTAAAGCACGTTATAGTTTCACTTTTCGCGCGTTTGTGATGTTCTGAAGCGCTGAATAGGCGCGTTCAGCGTTTGGGATTTGGTGCAGCCCTGCTGCCCACAGGCAGTGTAGCCAATAAAAGTCTCTAAGGCAATCATCGCAAATAATCCCTCTAGTCTTAACGTCGCCTAAGCAACTCTCACAACGTAATACGCTCATTTCTGCGCCTCCTTTGGCGGTGTCCAGTGTTTAACGATGAAGGCGTTTAAGGCTTCGCCATTGGCAACGTGCCATTGTTTGTGATGGCTTTGACACAGCCAACGCACTTCCAAAGGCTTGGCGTAGTCGTCGTGATGCGCGACTGCTTTCTCATCTCCGCAGACTTCGCAGGGCTTTCTTGTTAGTTTTCCTTTTTTTATCGCATCAAAAACCTTCGCGTGAGCGTTGTTAGCTTTCGCGCGTTTCAGTTTGCGCGCTCTATACTCTTTGTTTGTTGCATAATACTCAACATTTCTAGCTTTCTCGCAGCTCCTGCATTTATTCGATCTGTAGTGCCTTCGTTTTCCTCTGCTGACGTCTCTGTTAAAGTCTTCTACAGGTTTTGTCTCTTTGCACGTAATGCAGAACAAAAGCTCTGTCTTCTCTAGCATCTCAAGTTGTTGCATCTTGTCACCTCTTCATCTATTCAGTCTGTTAAATCCGTGCTATTCTCCTGATGTCTCCCCCGCCGCTGCAGTCCCTGTGTAGCGCCTAGGTGCTTTACTACCCAGTTGAGACGATGCAGCAGGTCATCTACTCTAGCGCTCTGTTGTCGTAGCTCATGCAGCTCTAGCGGTAGGTGGTCTATGTCATACATCACACGACACACGCACGCGCTCTCTTTAACCTTCAGAGTTATGCAGCCGTTACAGTAGAGACCCATTAGCCCACCTCGTCAATGTAGCGTTCCCAGTCATCTACGATCTGATCGTGACAACACTTGAAACCATACTCTAAAGCCATGTTGGCAACAAGCCTGCCTAGCTCTGCGTGCTTGTTGTCCACTAGAGCCGCTGCTATGGCGTCCTCTAGCTTCTTAGCCTGCTCTGCGTCAGTTGGCAACGCATCAGGGCCTAAAGCCTCCCACAGCAGCGCTCTGTCGTGGTAGAGCCTGTGCCGTGCTTCGTCTAACGTTGCTTGGTCTAGCACGTCTAGGTCGTGGTCTTCTAAGTAAGTAAGTCCGTCTTCTTTGTACATAGTCAGTCACCTGTATTAGTTAAGTTAAGCAACAATCAAAGGCCAAGCAAACAGCAGCGCCAAAGCCAAGCCCGTTGCTGTAATATATAGAATTTCTTTAACAATGTAAAACATAGTGCAGTGCTCCTATAGTAAGTGTTTGAGCTGCACAGCAGCCTCATGCGTTGGTGTGACAATCTCTAGCACGTCTCGCAGGCTCTTAGCTTCATCAGCTCCGCAGACGCCATAGCGATTGTTTGTGTAGATTATGGCGTGCCTTGTGGCGTATGTCTCAGCACACCACACAGCCTCCTCAAGCGCGTGCTCTATACTGTCAAACTCAATGACCATATTTAACATTCTCCTTTGCTATCTTAATCAATTGCTCGCCATAGCTGCCTAACTCAGCAGCTAGGCTGTCAATGTCGATCTTGTCTTTCTTCGTTGGCTCTTTGATCTTCAGCAGCCTGGACAGCTGCCTAGCCTTCGCAGCGTTGAAGCTCATAACACGTGCTCCTGCGCCTTAATCTCAAACGTAAAGCCTAACTCCCTAGCCTTGGCTAGCTGCTCCTTTGTAAAGGTTTTAGAGCCTAGCAGTGCAGCCAGTGAATAGGCTACGTCGTTTGCAGGATAGACTCGGTCTTGTCCGTAGATTGTCTTAATTGTAACTAATGCGTGTGTATTCATTGTTGTTGCTCCTTTGTTGGGTATTATTCTAAACCTTCTCTTGCTATTCCTAGCAGCTTTACTAAATTCTCTGCAATTCCGTAACAATCAACAGCAAGCATCTCAGGAATTAGCTCTTTTTCGACGTAGTCTAGGTATTCTTTGTCGGTCATTCGTTGGTCTGACATTGTTGTAACTCCTCTTTAGTTATAACCCAATGCCGCCATGCCTAGCAAGAATGCGACTAGCATCAGTGCTGCGCCGCTCGCCATAATCTCCACAGCCTCGCGCTCTCTGTAATGGCTGCGGCGTCGCCTGTTCTTCAGTGACAGCAGTAGGCCGCTAACGAATGCTGTGTGGCCAATGAGCGCTATTGCGCCTGCTGTGATTAATAAGACTGTGTTCATTTGTCTTGCTCCTTAGTCGTTTTCTAGTTCTGCGTATGCTTCGTGACAAGCGCCTAGCAGCGTTGCATAAGCCAACTGCGTTGCGTGGTTTGCGAACGAGTCAAACTTCTCATAGCCGATGTCGTCTAGGTAATCCTCGCCCTCGTTAGTGTCACACTCAGCACAGAGGATGATTGCTTTATAGGTGTGGATGACCCACTCGTGACCGTCGCACATCTGGTTTAGCATCTCACCTGCGTCTGTGCCGTATTCTTTCTGCTCAAGCATTGCCGCAGCTGCTATCTCTTTCGCTTCTTGTCGTAGGATGTAGTCGTTGATTCTAAAGTCAGTCATGGTTGTTGCTCCTTAGTTAGTGTTGCGCCTCTTGCGAGGCGCTGTAGTTGTTTAAGCGTTAACTATATCAAATATTGCATTACATTCTTTGTTGTCGTAGCAGTCGCTAATTAGCTCGCTACCGTCTGACTCGTTGCCAAAGATCAAGTAGAACCAAATACCCTCAGCAACTAGCTCGTCTTCGCCCGATGCTGCTAGCTCAGCCAGTATCGCTTCGATGTCTGTGCTGTCTTCTATCTCAGCCTCTTCGCCGCCATTCCAGACGCTAATAGCGTGTCCGCGATTAACAAGCTCTGTGACTAGCTTACGTGCTACCAGTGCCTCGCCGTGTGTTGCGTATTTTTCTAAGCTCATGGTGTTGCTCCTTAGTAGTCAAAGTCTATGTAGACAATTGTAGTGCCTTTTAGGTATACAGCGCGGCTGATGTCAAGCCAGTCGTTCAGTGCGTAGCGCTTATCGCTGCGGTCATAGTCGCCGCGTGTAAACACTGTTTGAGCGTCTGGCTTGCGTTTAACGAACTCGCCGCGGGGTACGTCTTTCAACATAATTGATTGCATAATTTATTACCTCTATAAGTGAATGTAGAGTTCATTGGAGCACGCGCCACAATGTCTAGTCAAACTATTTATCAACTAATTTACCTATTGTATTACTTCCTTATATAGACGTTCCTTTGCAGCTCTAATTGTGGCCTTTGATCGATTTTCTCGCTGACGCCACGATCGCACCCTACTCAACCCACTTGTTTAGCCTATGTCTAGCGTTGCTTAGACAGCCTCTATGGAGCTGCTAGGACTATCTGTACAGTTGGCACAGACCTTGCTTGTCACTTGTTAGCCTATGCAACTAACATGCCAACTCAACTTTCGTGTGTATAGGGACTATATCGCTATGCAACTATCGTGCCACTGTCTGGTTTGCCTTGGTTGCCTGTATAGGCTGCAACACAGACACACACACTTGTCAAGTCTACAGAGCCTATGCAACATCTATGCCAACTCTGCAGCCTCTATAGATACTAAAGTAATAGCTTTACTATGTAGCTATGCAACTATCGTGCCAACTCTGCAGGCTCTGTAGCTATGCAACTATCGTGCCAACTATGTCAATGCACCAACAAAGGGCGGGGTAGCAATTTAGGGCGGGGGTGCTGTGGTGGCTGTGGAGAATTATAGTGGTAGGCTACCAAGCACAAAATAGTGCAATTTAGCAACTTAAATTTAACAAAAAAGGTCAATTTAGCAACATAGTCTATGCAATGCTAAGTAGTTGTATTAATTGAGGAAACAATTGCGTCTGCGGAGACTCTTTATTCGCCATAAATCCGCACAGTGTCACTAGTGACGCACCATAGGCAACGTTACTAACAACAGCCTATATAGCCTAACAAGAAATAGTTGAGAAAAGACTTGACTTTTGAGCTAAAATGTGGTATAAATGCTACCCAGTTCATAGCATCTATAGAGAAACTATAATGCCCACGTCCGTAGGACGTTATCAGCGACTCTATACGCTCTCTAATTTGTTCCTAAAGAGGATAAAACAATGATTACAACAATAGCTTTTGTTATAGCATTTGTTATTATCTCTTATTGTTGTTATTTAGTCGAAAGCACCTTTAGCGACTTACAACACGTGTTAAGCGTTATAGAGGTTGATAACAACAATGAGCAATAATGACTCTATAGACTCTGAAGTCTCTAAAGACGACGTTAAACCAAAGAAGCGGCGTGGTCGACCGCCTAAAGCCCTTGTTGAACAAAAGAAGAAGGGTAACAGAGGTCAAGTAGGGCGTCCTAAAGGTGACGCTTCAGCCATTGAAGAGTACAAAGCTAGAATGCTTGCTAGCCCTAAGAGTAGGGAGGTCATGGATAGCATATTCAATGCTGCGTTAAACGATGACCACAAGAATCAATCAGCAGCGTGGAAGTTGATTGTTGATAGAATAATGCCTCTTAGCTACTTTGAGAAGGATAAGCTCAGTAATGGCAGAGCAGCCGTTAGCATCACGATTAACGGCATAGACACAAATGAGCCAATAACGATTGGTGAGACTCTCGATGGAGACACAGACGATGACGTTTAAGTATTTTACGTTAGACGAGTTTGCTTGTAAGCACACTGGCGAGAACAAGATAGTTCCTGCGTTTGTGCGTAGGCTAGATAAGCTAAGAGCAGCCTGTGGCTTCCCATTTGTTATCACCAGTGGCTATCGTGACCCGTCACACCCTGCAGAGGCTCGTAAGTCCAAGGGCGGGATACATACGCAAGGCATGGCTGCTGACATTGCCGTCAGTAACGGTATAGAGCGTGCTACGATCATCCGTAACGCCATTGACTTAGGCTTTAACGGCATTGGTGTCGCTAAAGGCTTTGTACACGTTGACACAAGAGACTTGCCACAAGTTGTGTGGACATACTAAATGTCTGCAACGCAAGACCTACAGATCAACCTGCTTCCTTGGCAGCAAGAAGTGTGGACAGACGAGTCACGCTTCAAAGTGGTGGCTGCAGGGCGTCGTACAGGTAAGACAAGGCTAGCGGCGTCATTGCTGCTTGTGAAGGCTTTATCGTCTAAGAACGGTAAAGTCTTTTACGTTGCGCCTACGCAAGGTCAGGCAAGGGATGTTATATGGGATATGCTGTTAGAGATGGGGCAGGGCGTTATAGCCAACAGCCACGTCAACAATCTAACACTGAAGCTGATTAACGGCTCTAGCATATCGCTGAAGGGAAGTGACAGACCAGAGACTATGCGTGGTGTTAGCTTACGCTACGTAGTCTTGGACGAGTTTGCAGACTTTAAGCCTGAGGTGTGGGAGTTGATCCTACGTCCTGCGTTGTCAGACTTAAAAGGTGAGGCGTTGTTCATTGGTACGCCGATGGGACGTAACCACTTCTACGACCTGTACACTGAAGCATCGTTAGGCAAGTTAGAGGACTATAATGCGTGGCACTTCACAAGCTACGACAACCCTCTAATTGACCCTACAGAGATAGACAGCGCTAAACGTACGTTGTCGTCTTATGCGTTCAGACAAGAGTTTATGGCGTCCTTTGAGGCGCGTGGCTCTGAGATGTTCAAGGAAGAGTGGGTTCAGTTTGACGAAGATGAGCCTGACATTGGTGACTACTACATCGCCTGTGACTTGGCAGGCTTTGAAGAGTTGGGCAAGAAGAGCAACAAAAGACTCGATAACAGCTCTATAGCCATTGTTAAAGTCAGCGAACACGGGTGGTGGGTTAAAGAGATAATCATTGGTCGTTGGACGCTAGACGAGACTGCAGCACGCATCTTTGACGCCGTCACAGAGCATTATCCCATTGCTGTAGGCATTGAGAAGGGCATTAGCAGACAAGCTGTTATGTCGCCTCTGACAGACCTGATGAAGCGCTTTAACAAGTATTTTAGAGTAGAAGAGCTAACACACGGCAACAGAAAGAAGACCGATAGAATCATGTGGGCGCTGCAGGGCAGGTTTGAGAATGGCTACATTACGTTAAACAAGGGCGACTGGAATGTCCAATTCATGGACGAGTTGTTTCAGTTTCCCAACCATTTAGTGCATGACGACACAGTTGACTCACTGGCCTACATAGACCAGTTAGCTAATGTAGCTTACGATTGGGGCTACATTGAAGAAGACTACGAAGAATCCTTAGACAACTACGCAGGATATTAGCATGGAAGATTACAACGAAGACAGCGTCAGGTTTATTGAAGAAGACCTAGAAAACTGGGTTATCAACAAAGTTGACAACTGGCGTGAGTTCTTTGAAACCAACTACGACGAGAAGTTTGATGAATATTATCGTATGTGGCGTGGCATCTGGTCTGACGACGACAAGACTCGTGAGAGCGAGAGAAGCAAGATTGTCTCCCCTGCCCTACTCCAAGCTGTAGAGTCCTCTGTAGCTGACGTTGAAGAGGCTACGTTTGGGCGTGGTAAGTTCTTTGACATCCAAGACGACATGGGCGACACAGACCGCTCTGACGTGCGTTTCCTACGTGAGGCGCTGTCACAAGAGTTTACTAAGAACAAGATTAGGAAGGCTGTAGGTGAGTGTCTCATCAACGCTGCTGTGTACGGCACAGGCATTGGCGAGATAGTGCTTGAGAAGAAGAAAGAGATGGTTCCGGCTACAGAGCCTGTGATGGACGGTGCTATGACTGCCGTGGGCGTTAACGTCCGTGACCGCACTGTTGTCAAGCTACGCCCTATCCAACCCCACAACTTCCTCATTGACCCTGTAGCAACAGACATTGAGAGTGCTGTAGGTGTCGCTATTGACGAGTTTGTGTCAACGCACCTTGTAGAGCAGCTGCAGGAAGAAGGTGTTTACAAGAAGGGCTACATTGGTCGTGCAGCGCCTGATCTAGACCTAGAGCCTGACGAAGAGCTGTGGCAGCAGCCTGAAGAGAAAGTAAGGCTGACTAAATACTACGGCCTTGTGCCGCGTCACTTGCTAGAGACAGCGTTTGACGAAGAAGAAGACGAGATGGTCAACTTTGATAGTGACGTTGACGATGAAGGTAGGGACAGCTACTACGTAGAGGCTATCGTTGTTATTGCTAACGGCGGTACGCTACTGAAGGCTGAGGCATCACCTTACATGATGTCTGACCGCCCTGTAGTGGCTTTTCCGTGGGATGTAGTGCCTAGCCGCTTCTGGGGCATGGGCGTGTGTGAGAAGGGCTTTAACAGCCAAAAGGCGCTCGATGCTGAGCTACGCGCTCGTATTGACGCTCTAGCCCTCACTGTACACCCAATGCTCGCTATGGACGCGACACGAATGCCTAGAGGCACTAAGCCTGAGGTGAAGGCAGGCAAGCTACTGTTGACCAATGGCAACCCTGCAGAGGTCATACAGCCCTTCAACTTTGGACAGGTTAGTCAGATAACGTTTGCACAGGCTGACTCCCTACAGCGCATGGTACAGGCCGCTACGGGCAGTGTTGACACAGCACAGCAGGCTATGAACGGCGGTGGTACAACGTCTGCAGGTAGCTCTATGAGCTTAGGCGGCATCATCAAGCGTCAGAAGCGCACGCTAGTGAACTTCCAAGAGTCGTTCCTGATGCCTTTCATTGAGAAGGCTGCGTGGCGTTATATGCAGTTTGAGCCTGAGTTGTTCCCTGTTAACGACTATAAGTTTGTTGCTACAAGCACACTGGGCATTGTTGCTCGTGAGTACGAAGTGGCTCAGCTAGTACAGCTGCTACAGACTATGCCGCAAGACAGCCCTGTATACCCTGTCATCATGCAGGCAGTCATTGACAACATGAACATCACTAACCGTGAAGACTTGATTGAGACAATGATACAGGCTCAGCAGCCTAACCCTGAACAGCAGCAGATGCAGCAGGCGTTGGCAGAGGAAGACAGAGCCTTTAAGAACAGCCAGACAGCGGCTCTGAACGCTCAGGCAGCGGAGTCTAACGCTAGGGCGCAGAAGATCGCTCTAGAGGCTAGAGGCGTCCCTGTAGAGCTTGAGACGGCGCGTATTAAGGCTGTAGCGTCATCCCAAACAGCTTCTGAGAGTGATAAAGACTTTGAGAAGCGTATGAAACTAGCCAACCTTGCTCTTGATGAGAAGAAACTAGGACTAGAAGTAGCAAAGGAGAACTTTAGAAATGGTCAGCAATAAAGAGTTGGAAAGCGTGGTAGAGCAGATCAATGTTGCCTACGCACGCCTAGAGAAGCGTCTTGCAGCACTGGAGACAGCCCTAGAGGCTGCTGCAACGCCTAAGACAAAAACCTCAAAAAAGGCTTGACATTTCTTCTGTTTTGTGTTATAGTCCGGCGCTATAGCACATATGCCATAAGAAGTCAAGCATTATTGTCCTAAGGAGGATAAACAATATGAATGAGGCAGATATACAACACTATGAGCAGATTCAAGAGATGCTGCTTACAGAAGGTTGGAAGAACGTAGAGAAAGAATTAACTACGTTGACAGATGCAATAGAGGGCATTGAGTCTGTAAAGGACGCCAATGAACTCTATTACAAGAAGGGACAGCTGAACATAGCTAGGCTAATCCTCAATCTACCCCACACAGTAGATTCAGCCTTGGAAGTCCTGAAAGAGGAGTCGCAAGATGCCTAGGCGGATATATGAGTTTGTCTGCCCAGACCAACACGTCACGGAGCGCTTCATTGACGAAGAGGTACGGGAAACAGATTGCTCTACTTGCGACAAAGACAGCGTCTAGGATGATTAGTGCTGTTCAGTGTACTTTAGATCCGCTATCGGGTGATTGGCCCGGAGCGACTATGAAGTGGGCTAAGAACAGACAAGATCAGATTAAACGCGAACGCAGTAAGGAGAACTCGTAAGAGCCTTACATGACCATCAATCTCCATAATGATTTAATCACGGAGTTTAATAATGGCTACACTGATAGACATTGAAGAAACTGGACGACAGGAAGACGAAGACAACACAGTAGAAGAGTTGGACACAGTAGACTCGCAAGAGCAACCTACTGAAGAAGACATCCCAGACAAGTACAGAGGCAAAAGCGCCTTCTGACCTTGTCCGAATGCACCAAGAGGCTGAGCGTATGCTTGGTCGACAGAGCGGGGAAGTGGGAGAGCTGCGGAAGGTTGTTGACGAATTCGTAATGTCGCAATCCACCAAGAAAGAAGAAACTGTAGACGAGGAGGTTGATTACTTCTCTGACCCTGAAAAGGCAATACAGCAAGCAATAGAGAAACACCCTGCTGTCCAAGAGGCTCAAAAGGCGTCGATGGACATGAAGAAGTCGTCTGCTCAGGCAATGCTCAAAGAAAAGCATCCTGACATGGCTGACATACTCACTGACGAGAAGTTTGTTAGTTGGGTGCAGGAGAGTCAATTTAGGACTAATCTATTGCAACAAGCTGATAGGAACTTTGACTACGCTGCAGCTGATGAGATATTCAGCCTGTGGAAAGACCGTCAGAGCCTTATTGGTCAAACTGTAAACGCTGAGAAGTCTAGTAGAAACGCAGCTGTTAAGTCTGCTTCTACAGGCGGTGCTTCTGGCACTTCAGAGTCAAGTAGTAAGAAAATCTTCCGACGTGCAGACATTATTAAGCTAATGAAGAACGACCCTGACCGTTACTCAGCTATGTCTAATGAGATTATGCTTGCGTATCAAGAGGGGCGTGTCAAATGATTATTTAACTAAGGAAGAAATAAGATGGCTCTAACTAAATCAGTATACCCCGCACAAGGCGGTGCAGTAACTAACACAACTGCGGCAACGTTCATCCCAGAAATTTGGAGTGACGAAGTCCGCGCTCAGTACGAGAAAAGCCTTGTACTTGCCAACCTAGTCAAGAAGATGGGCATGACTGGCAAGAAAGGCGATACTATCAACATTCCTGCACCTGTACGTGGCACTGCTACGGCTAAGGCGTCAGGCACTGCTGTTAGCATCCAGAGCGACACTGAGGGTAACGTACCTGTACTCATCGACAAGCACTTTGAGTATTCACGTCTGATCGAAGACATCACTGAAGTACAGGCGCTAACTAGCCTTCGTCAGTTCTACACTGCCGATGCAGGTTATGCACTTGCTCGTCAGGTTGACTCTGATCTGCACGCGCTTGGTAAGGAAGTTGGTAACGAAGCTAGCTCTTACGTTAACGACAACTCTTACTACATCGACGCATCAACTGGCTTGACTGCCTATGCTGCGGACACAGTGACAGCTTCTGACGTATTCACTGACGCGGGTTTCCGTGCTTTGATTCAGAAGATGGACGACGCTGACGTACCTTTCGACAATCGTGCGTTTGTTATTCCTCCTTCACTGCGTAACGCTATCATGGGCATTGACCGCTATGTATCTTCTGACTTCGTAAGTGGTCAGCCTGTACAGAACGGTCTGATTGGTAACCTGTACGGTATTGACGTATACGTCTCTACTAACTGCGCTACCTCAGAAGCTGCGGGTGACAACACAGCAAACAGCAACGACCTTAAAGCTGCACTGCTTATGCACAAAGACACGTTCGTGTTGGCAGAGCAAATGGGTGTTCGTTCGCAGACACAGTACAAGCAAGAGTTCCTTGCTAACCTGTACACTGCAGATCAGCTCTACGGCGTAAAGACTTTGCGTCCTGAGTCAGGCTTCGTACTTAACGTTAATGCCTAAATAGGAGTGGGGAGGCAGTGCTGCTAGTCGGTGCTGTCTCTCCTTTTCTTTATGAGTAAAAAAGACCCAAAATTATCTAAAGTAGGCGTTAGTGGGTATAACAAGCCCAAACGTACACCTAACCATCCTACAAAGAGTCACGTAGTTGTTGCTAAAGAAGGCGACAAAGTCAAAACTATTAGGTTTGGTCAACAAGGCGTATCAGGTGCAGGCAAAAGCCCTAAGACACCTGCAGAGAAAGCACGCCGCAAGTCATTCAAAGCAAGACACGCTAAAAACATATCAAAAGGTAAAATGTCAGCTGCTTACTGGGCTAATAAAGTAAAGTGGTAACTAACAGGAATTTAACATGACAGTCATAGTAACCAAGAACAGCTCTACAGCCTCCGCAGTCCCAACTACAAGTGACTTGGTTCAAGGCGAACTCGCTGTCAACGTCACAGACAAACGCATCTTTACAGAGAATGCGTCTACACAGATTGTAGAGTTGGGTACTAACCCTTCAACTATTACTACAACCACAGCTACCGTTACCGGAACTCTAACCGCTAACGGTACTTTTGCATCTAGCAATGCAGTTCTGACAGGCGGCTCAATTAACGGTGTCGTCATTGGCGGCTCTACACCCTTAGCCATTACAGGCACAACAGTCACAGCTAACACAGGCTTTGTTGGTGGGCTGACGGGTAACGTCACAGGTAACGTAACAGGAAACGTCACAGGCAACGTCACAGGCGACCTGACAGGCGATGTTACAGGTAATCTCACAGCTTCCACGGGTACGACTACAGTCAACAACCTTGTGGTTAATGGCACTGTAGACTTTACAGACACCAAGCTGACTAACATCTCTACGCCTACCGCAGACTCTGACGCGGCTAATAAGGCTTATGTAGACACCTCAGTTTCCAATGTTATTGCTGCTGCTCCTGCCGCACTAGACACTCTGAATGAGTTAGCTGCCTGCGCTAGGTGATGATGCTAACTTCTCTACCACCATGACTAACTCCCTCGCGGGTAAGTTACCGCTCGCGGGTGGCACGATGACGGGTGCTATTGAGATGGGTACGTCTAAGATTACAGGTCTAGGCGATCCTACTGCTAATCAAGACGCAGCAACTAAGAACTATGTAGACACCCAAGACGCGACCAAGCTAAGCACCACAGGTGGGACAATGTCCGGTGCTATCGCGATGGGGACTAACAAGATTACCGGAGCAGGCGACCCTACAGCGGCTCAAGATGTAGCGACTAAAGCCTACACAGACTCTATCTTAGGCTCGGCTACAAGTGCAGCTGCATCGGCTACCGCTGCGGCTTCTAGTGCTAGTGCTGCTGCCACCTCAGAGTCTAACGCTTCCGGTTCTGCGACAACCGCTGCTAGTGAAGCTACTGCTGCTGCGGGTTCAGCTACTTCAGCCGCAACAAGCTACGATAACTTTGATGACCGCTATCTTGGGCAGAAATCTTCTGATCCTACGCTAGACAATGATGGTGATGCGCTTTTAACAGGAGCTTTGTATTTCAACACAACCTCTGATGCAATGAAAGTTTACTCCGGTTCTGCGTGGGTAGACGTAGCTCCTGTTGCAACCTCAGTTACCGCTTCTCAGATTAGTGACTATACAGGCACAGCGGCAGAGTTAAATTATAATGACATAACAACGCTTGGACTAACAGAAGCCTCTAAAACAGTCACAGCAGACGCTAATGGTGTAGTGACTTTTGATAACGGTATTTCTGAAGAGTACAATGCAGTAACGTCTACCTCTAATGCTACTACCTGTAATATGCAGGACGGTACTAACTTTAGTCATGTGCTGACAGAGAACACTACGTTTACTTTTAGCAACCCTGCGGCAAGTGGCAAAGTGTCTTCGTTTACTCTAAAGATTGTCCAAGATGCTAGTGCGTCAGGGTTTACCGTAACATGGCCTGCCGCTGTTGATTGGGCTGCTGCTACAGCTCCTACCTTAACTGCAACAGCTTCTGCGGTAGATTACTTTGTATTTATCACGCATGACGGTGGCACAACTTGGTATGGATTCACTGCCGGACAGGCAATGGGGTAATCAATGAGTTCAGCAACTAAATTGATGCAAGCGCAAGGAAGCGCGGTCGGAACTAACCTTGAGTGGTACGCACTACGTCCTGACAGCGGAGCAACGTATGATGACGTAGCTATCAACATGGGGCATGCCGTGTTTGATGAAAATAACAACTTATACGTTAGCTATTTCGGAAACGGCTATCAAAACAACTATGGTGTTTTTGCAGGAGTTGCAGATGATTGCATTATGTCGATTAACACTTCTGATTTTAGTGTGAATTGGAATAAACAATACAGTGCCGCTAGTTTTGGTGATAATACTCTTGTGTGGTCTGAAGTATATAATCGTTTGTACGCAATTTCAAAGTCCACCTCTACCGCAAGTAGAGTTGATTTTTGTATTATTAACCCTTCCGATGGTAGTGAAATAGATTCTGACACATTTGCGGACAGTACAAGCACTTATTATCCCGAGCTGTATGCCGGTGCTGTAAGGCCATCTGACGGACACTGTATACCTGTGGGGAGGTTGAGAAATCAGTCAGCTACAAGTGACCATAAAGGCATTCACATGGAGGTCTACGGCAGCACTTCTATTACCAAGTCAACGTCTTATACTTTTGAAAACAGCGGTGACGATATTGCTTTAGCAAGTATTGAGTGGTCTGAAAACGATCAAGACTTTTACGCCTACGGAATTGCTGACGCTAATACATTTTCAGCATCAAGAATAAATTCTACCGGCAGCCCGTCAGGAAGCGCATATATCTACACTGTCAGCACAATTCCTAGCGGTGATGTTGGAGGTGCTTATGTATTAGCAATAGACGACTCGGGTAATAGATTTGTTCTTCATATATCTGACGACACAGACGCAACTTACTCGGTATTAACTTGCTTTGATAGTGCGGCATTAAACGACACATCTCCTGCGTGGAGCGTCCGTTTAGATTACACAATAGGTGTAAGAGCTACCGGATGCTTAGGAGCAGATGGCAATTTATACATCGCAACCAATAACGGCACTCTTATTCAAGTGGATACAAGTGACGGATCGTTATTAAACGCTATGTACATTCCAAGCCCTATAATTTGGGACGGATATGAGGACAATGCTTTACAGCCATACATTAACGGAGATCCTGTTTATGGAACGATTACTTCTATAAACTCTAATGACTCAAAGATATACATAACATTTAGCGGTAGTTTTGTTTCAAGTTCGATGCACGGCAATATATTAGTCATACCGGAAGAAGACTTTGGTGAGGAGTTCGTACTTGCAGGTGGATCGGGACTGCTAACCTACGAAGGAGCAACGCACACTACGGTTACTCCCACGTATTCTTACACTGCAATCTCTAATACTAGCGAAACCATAAACGCTTCTGCCATAACTAATAATGATAGCGCCGTTACTGTCACAAATTCCTTGTCTACGGTAGAGAAAGGTAGTTCGCCAATAATTATTCCTTTAAGCAGAGATCACGAAGGAGGAGGAATTAATACTAACACGGTAAATTTACCGGATAGCATTGAGGCAAATTATTTATCTGTAGAGATAAAAGAAAATGATGTTGTTGTTTATATTAGTGCCTGCGCTAACGATAATGGCGACTCAACTTCAAGCAATCTAGTCACCACAACTTCGGGTTACACAACCATAACAAGTTTAGATCAGGCTGTTACCAACGGTTCGTGCATGGTTGTTGGATGGAAGCGTATGGGATCTACTCCTGACACGAGTATTAGATTGCCGGAAAGTAAGGTATCTACTAATGGTCAGGCGTATCTAATGTTTTTGATTAGAGGTCTTTCGAGCGACGCAGATGTTGTAGATTCTTTTACTACAGAGGAAGGCAGCTCTATCACTTCAGCAGGTTTTCCGGCGATTACTCCCACGGGAAATAGTTTTGTTGTTACTGTAGGAACTATGGGTTATGCAGGTACTAGATACGTTACAAGCCCAACAGATATAGACGCAGGCGATTACGACAGCTTGGTTAATTTTTCCGGCAACGTAACAGGCTCTGACACTCACGACTGTAGCACTTTTTACGCAACCACTAACGTAGCGGCAGGACAGACTTTTACTCCTAGCGATTGGAGTTTAGACCCCGGAAGCACTTCCGCATCCTACGTTGCAGCAACGATAGCATTTAAGAAATAGAGGTTTTTATGTATAGAGTAAGAAGCACAGGCGAAATTAAAAACGCAAGCGAAATTAGGGCTATGAACCCTAACGTCTCTATGCCGCAGAAGTTTACGACAGTTACTTGTGACGCTCTCGGAATTGATCTAGTTAAGCCCTCAACACGACCTGAGCCTACAGGCACTTACAAGAAAGTCATTAAGAATGGCTATGAGCAGGTAAATGGTTCGTGGCAGGTTGCGTGGTTAGAGGTAGATATGTTTACCGCAAACGACTCACAGACCAAAGCCGAACAAGAGGCTGCTTACCAATCTGAGCTTGATGCGGAGAAAGCTGCTGATGTGCGGAATCAGCGCAATGGCTTGCTCACGTCGTCCGATTGGACACAGGTAGACGACTCTCAAGTAGACAAGGCGGCATGGGCTACTTACAGGCAGGCTCTTAGAGACATAACATTGCACGCTAGCTTTCCTAATCTTACAGAAGATGATTGGCCTACTGAGCCATAACCTAAAGGTTCGCGTAGTTTAACAAAGCAGTAGAGGAACAACAGAATGGAAGATCGACTAAGCAGGCTAGAACAAAAGATAGATATGCTGTCAGAAGCTGTTGTTTCTCTAGCGCGTGTTGAAGAACGTCTAGTGACTGTGTTTAACAGACAGTCGCACATAGAAGCCAAGGTAGAAAACATAGATAACAAAGTTGATGAGCTGTCTCAGGGAATGGTTAGCTCTAAACTGGTAGAGCGCCTCATCTGGGTTATCATTGTCGCAGGTGTTAGCACTGCCTTCACTTTATTAGGAAACTAGGATGACTTATTTAGAATTAGTCAACAGCGTGCTACGTCGTCTGCGTGAGAATCAAGTAGAGACTGTAGCAGAGACGAGCTACTCAGCCTTGATTGGCGACTTTGTCAACGACGCTAAGCAGATCGTAGAAGACGCACACAGTTGGTCAGCGCTGCGTACTGGCGTTGAGTTTGACACTGTTAACGGTACGTCAGTGTACTCACTAACAGGCTCTGGACAGGACGTTGAAGTAAGAGAGGCGTTGAACACAACACAGAAAGGACGCCTTACAGCTAAAAACAGAACGTACATGAATCGCTACTACAAGATAGGTACTCCTGCGACTGGCATACCTACAGAGTTTGCGTTCAACGGCGTTGACAACAACGGCGACATTACAGTGCAAGTGTATCCACAGCCTGACAATGTCTATACGTTGTTCTTTGACGCCTTTGTTAGACAGCCTGACCTCACTGAAGACGCTACACGGCTTAAAGTGCCTCACAACGCTGTTGTACAGCTTGCGTTGGCTATGGCGTTGCGTGAGCGAGGCGAGACAGGTGGTCAGTCAGCAGCAGAGCAGTTTTCAGTGGCTGATGCAGTGTTGTCTGACGCTGTAGCCTTTGATGCTAACAAGTACGACGAAGACACAACATACGTCGCTGTCTAAGGAACTTAAATGGCTCAACAACTACAAAGCATTACTATTACTGCTCCGGGCTTTGCAGGCATTAACACGCAAGACGCCCCGCTGTCACAAGAGCCTACCTTTGCTGCTGTAGCGGATAACTGCGTCATTGACAAAGAAGGCAGGATAGCGGCTCGTAAGGGCTATGAAATACTGAACGGCAACGATTTGCTAGGCTCTTCAGACGGTGTTGAGTCTATGGGTGAGTTTGTTGCTGCTGATGGTGACGTTACGTTTTTCTCCGCAGGCAACAACAAGATATTCTCAGGCACTACCACGATGGTAGATGAGACTCCTGCAGCCTACAGCATTACAGAAAACAATTGGAAGATGGTTAACTTTAATGACCATATGTACTTCTTCCAACGTGGTTATGAGCCTTTGGTATACGCAGACCACACAGGAACTGTCGTGCCAATGTCATCACACGCACACGCTACAGGCACGCCTCCCGAGGGTCATGTGGCAATTGCTGCGTTTGGTCGCATGTGGGTTGCAGACTTTGAAGACGACAAGTCTACGATCTATTGGTCTGATCTGCTAGACGGTACAGCGTGGTCAGGAGGCTCAACAGGCTCTATAGACATCACTAACGTGTGGCCTACAGGGTATGACACTATTACTGCTCTAGCAGCACACAACGGCTTCCTAATCATCTTTGGACGCAACTCTATCCTTGTCTACGAAGGCGCAAGTAGCCCTGCTAACATGACGTTGACAGACACCATCTCTAACGTGGGTTGTGTCGGCAGAGACGCCGTAGTCAGCACAGGTAAGGACTTGATCTTCTTAGACGACTCAGGCGTGCGTAGTCTGTCTAGGACAATACAAGAGAAGTCAGCGCCCATTGGTGACATCTCTAAGAACGTTAACAACGATGTTAAGTCTTTGTTTGCTGCAGAGACTGGGGACATAAAGATGCACTATTCGCCACGACAGGCGTTTGTGTTGCTCAACTTCCCAGTGCTAGGCGTTACGTACACGTTTGACACACGCTTTCCTCTGCAGGACGGCAGCTACAGAGCTACAACGTGGTCGCACATGAATCCGTTGTGCTTTACAGAGACAGCAGCAGAAGAGTTGTACATTGGTGTGCTAGACGGAATTGCAGAGTACAAAGGATATGAAGACAACGACACAGCCTATCTGCTTAGCTACTTTAGCCACCCACTGAGCTTTGGCAGCACGTCTAATCTGAAGTTCCTGAAGAAGATTAACCTGACCACCTTTGACGGTGCAGAGGCAACAGTGGTATTGAACTGGGCTTATGACTACTCAGGCGCATACACCAAGCAAGCCTACACACTGCCTAAGTCTAACGTTGGTCAGTATAACATATCAGAGTTCAACACAGAGGCTGAGTATTCGTCGTCTATAGCGCTCATCAATCGTCAGAAGATCAACGCTAGCGGACAAGGCACTGTAGTCGCTGTTGGTGTTGAGACGACTGTAGAAGGCAAGTCTATAGCAATACAAGAGCTGAACATTCACGCATTACTAGGAAGGATTGTTTAATGTCTAACTATACTAAGCTAACTAACTTTGCAGCCAAAGACGCGCTCGTTAGTGGCAACCCTGCTAAAGTAATTAAAGGTGCTGAAGTAGGTGCAGAGTTTGACTCTGTTGCTGTTGCGGTGAATAGCAAAGCAAACACTGCATCACCTACGTTCACAGGTACGGCTACGTTTGACAACGTCACTGCCACAGGAACACTAACGCTCTCTACTGTTGACGGCGGTACATACTGATGCTGCCTGTCGAAGCCAAACAAGAGTTGATGTTAAAGTTAATTGAGGCAACGGCAGGTGAATACGGCGTAGAGGAGCTGATAGAGCTGTACTTCTTTATCACAACGCCTGACGAAGATGAAAAGCCTACACTGACTGTATTGGGGAAGAAGTAAATGAGTCACTTTTCAACATCTTTTATTGCAGAAGCAGTAGAAAAAGGTTGGAAACTGCAGCAAGAACTGGTATACTATTCAGACCTTCTTGGCAAGACAATTGTTGTGCCTAAAGGTTACTTCACAGACTTAGCTAGTGTACCACAGATTATGCAGTTTGTAGTCCCTGTAGCGAATGCTAGAAACAGGAAAGCCGCTGTAGTGCATGACTACCTTTGCACACACGGTCAAGAGTTAGGGATTGTAGCAGATCAAAAGCAAGCTGACAAGGTCTTTAGAGAGGCTTTGCGTGCGTTAGGTTTGGGTAGGGTTAGATCAGCAGCGCTGTACTACCCTGTAAGGACGTATCAATGGATAACAGGATGGTTTCGATGAGAACACTATTACTAGCAATTACAGCACTGACACTAGCTAGCTGCTCACAGCTTAACAGCCTTGAGATTACAGCGGAGGACAACGCTATGGCCTGTGTAAAAGGTGCTACGTCAGCGACTTCAGGTGTGTTTGGAGGTAACGTTGCCGGAATTACTGTAGAGCTTCCTCAGTCAGTTGACACAACAAACTGGACTGCAGAGGACTGGAAGACACTCGCTGAGCTTTGCGACTAAGGAGCTAGTATGTCTGATGTCATAATACCACAAAGCCTGTTTAGAGTTGCAGGCAGTCCAGTTGCCTCAAGCGGACTAACTGCTGCTGCCTCTGCAGCGCCTGCGTTGGCAGAGACAGCTAAGATGGGCTTGTTTGGTTTTGACCCTGCGTCTATAGCTTTTTCTCTATTTCTAAACAACATCCTTGGTAAAGAGCCTCTGCTAACAGAAACACCTATGACGCCTGAAGAGGCAGCTAAGTTTGCAGGACAGCAACGGATTAATACGGCTTTAGGCGGCGTCGGCGAAGGCGCAGGTGAGTTCTTGTTAGACGCTATCGAGCAAGCAAGGGCAGCTAACGTCACGCCAGAAGAGATTGCAGAAGCATTGAACACTGCTGATGACGTTACAGCAGGTTTAATTAACTTAACTGTCGGCAGTAATCAACCGTTTGTTGACGTTTCTTCTGCAGGAGGCGGAGGAGGCGGAGGCGGCGGTGGTGGTGGCGGTGCTGCGACATCAGAAGAAACTGTAGACTTAACAGCTGACACTACAGCTAGTGACTTAGATGCAGCTGCTGACACAACAAGCGTTTCTATAGGCTCAGGAGCGACCGCACAGGACGTTTTAGACTCAGCAGCTCAAGGCCCTGCCGCACCCTCTAGCGTCACTCAGAACGGCTCTACGGGCGTCTCAGAGGGTTCTGCAACCGGAGACGGCAGTGGAGTTAAAGCTGTAACAGGCATAGAAGGAGACATAGATACTACAGGTTGGGTTAGAACTTCAGAGCTAGGCGCTGATACAATGGTGTATGAAAATACCATTACAGGCGAGACTTTTGAAATAGACATGAAAGACATAGAAAGCCTTCCTGAAAACGAAAAGAAAGCTATCGAGACTGTTAATAAAAAAACAGGGGCTGTTATAAATACAGGAGCTACTACAGGAACTACCACAGGAGCTACTAATAACAATCTTATAGACATTACAGGCAGTGGTTTGTTAACTATTGCTAATGTCTTAGACAGTTCTGAAGAAGAAACTGGCACTATGGGGCCTTTTCAAACGCAAGATGCTGCTGATAAAGCTGCAGCAGACGCTAAAGCCGCTGCTGACGACTTAGGCGACGATGACGACTTAGGCGACGATGACGACTTAGGCGACGATGACGACTTAGGCGATGGTGACGACCTAGGCGACGATGACGACTTAGGCGACGATGACGACTTAGGCGACGATGACGACTTAGGCGATGGTGACGACCTAGGCGACGATGACGACCTAGGCGACGATGACTTAGGCGATGACGACTTAGGCGATGACGACTTAGGCGATGACGACCTAGGCGATGACGACCTAGGCGATGACGACTTAGGCGATGACGACTTAGGCGATGACGACCTAGGCGATGACGACCTAGGCGATGACGACCTAGGCGATGACGACTTAGGTGACGGTGACGGCAGTGGCGACGGCGATGGTGACGGTGACGGAAACGGCAATGGCGACGGAAACGGCAATGGCAATGGTTTTGGACTTGGCGCTTTAACAGGATTATTAGCTCTTGGTAGAAGCTCTACACCGTTAGCTGACGAGATATATAACACAGAATTTAAAATGGATTACTTGAAACCAGAACTACTAGGTCTGCTTGATCTGAGCAGAGGACGCAGAAGCACAGGAAGGAATACATAATGGAAGGTTTACTTGATTTTCTAACAGGCGACACTGCAGCTAGGATTGCCGCAGGTGCAGGTGCTCTGTACGGCGCTGAAAAAGGCATTGAAAATGTCCGTGGCTTTGGTGAGCAAGCAATGCAGCGTGCTGAACAGGCTGCTGCTGACGTTGCAGGACAGACGCAGTTTAAGCCCTTCACTGTAACGTCGGGCATTGGTGGCGTGTCTACAACGCCTACAGGCGGTTTAACAACAACGTTAACACCTGAGCAGCAGGCTTTACAAGAGCAGCTACAGGGCTTTGGCACACAAGCGTTTGGTATGCTTGGTAGTCCAGAGCAGCGTGCTCAAGAGCAAGCTAGTATTATTGGCATGTTGACTCAAGACCCTAACCAACGCGCTTCCCGCGAACAAGAAATGTATAACAGGCTTAGGGCAGTTCAGCAGCCTGAAGAGGCTAGGAAAGCACTAGAGCTTGAAGAGCGTTTGTTTAACCAAGGAAGAGGCGGTGTTCAAACAGCCCTGTACGGCGGTACTCCTGAGCAACTAGCACAAGCCAAAGCAGTAGAAGAAGCAAAAGCTGTTGCGTCTCTTGGAGCTATAGAGCAAGCAGGCTTAGAGCAATACAGACAGTCTGAGCAGACTCTTGCAGGCTTAGGAGAAGCTAGACAAAAAATGGGCTTGTTTGGTGAGCTTGGTCTTGGTGCGCTAGAGGCTAGTTACTTACCACAAGAGCAACTACTACGTACATTACAGCCTTCTATTGATCTGTCTAACATTGCAGGAACAATGCAGCGTCAGGGTGCTCAACTTGGTTCGTCATTGATACAGTCAGGTTTAACAGGTCAGCTTGGTGCTGAGACAGCTGCAACTAACTTAGAGCAGAGCCGCATACAAGCAATTACTAACTTGTTAGCAGGTCAAATTGGCGCTGACGGACAAGTTACTCAGACTGGTTTGCTGCAAGGCATTCTTAAAGGCATACTAGGTTAGGAGAAGAACATGGCAGGCGAAACTATTAACATTAACTCATTGTTTGCTGACATCTTGCCAGACCCTGCTGCTGAGATGCGTCAACAGCAGTCTGACTTGCTTAGCGTGCTAGACACTGTAGGCGGCGTTGCAGCTCTAAACGCACCACAGCAGGCTCAACAGTTACGTTACGCTGCAGGTGGTTTGTTTGGTGTTGACACACGTACACAGTCTGAGAAGCTGCGTGAGCAGTTAGGCTCTGCTATGCAGGACACAAGCCCAACAGGAATGATTAAACTTGCTAATTTAATACAGCAGAGCAATCCTGAGAAGGCTCTTGAGCTGCGTACAGCTGCAGCACAGCAAGAAAGGCAGCAACAAGTGGCTAAGCTAGAATCAGAAAGACGACAAGACTTTAGAGACACTGTTGCTCGACGGGCTGCGAACTCTCCTAGGTTCAGACAAGACGCTGTAGCCATTTCAGAAGGCACGCTACCGCAAGCAGAAATAGAGCGTATCTACCAAGAGTTGACCAAAGAAGAAGAAATACAAGACTTAGAGCCTTTGCAGCTTATACTGCCTGATGGCACTCAACAGACTGCTTTGTACGACGAGCAGGGTAACTTCTTTGACGTCACTGACCCAACTAAGAAGCTAGACCTAGAGCAAGGCACACAAGTAATACGCAGCAGTCAAGTGGGAGGCGCTACAGACTATGCTAACCCACAAGAGATTTCTCTAAAGCAGTCGCAGATAGACACTGCTCAGTTTACTACAGGCGTTAACAACGTAATTAGAGCGTTAGAAGAAGCGCCTGACGCAAACACTGCAGCTGCTAGCTTAGGAGGCGTGTTTAACAGCCTTGTACAAGAAGCAGAAACTGTAATGAACTTAAAAAACACTGGGGATAGAAAAGAGTTGTTTGAGAAGCTAGAACTAGGAACTAAGTCAGCAGAACTGCAGAGCATGCTCATTGGTCTAGCCTATCAAGCAGCTAAGGCAGAAGGACAAAGAGGCAGAGACGTATCTAACGCTGACATAGAACGCTTTATGGTACAGCTTGGTGCAAACTCTTCAGACCCAGAAGTTCTTAAGAGAAACCTTACACGTCTGAAGAAGCAGGCACAAGATCGCTTTGCAACGCAATACTCGTTTGTGCGTAACGAGCCTTGGCAGGGTTCTTTTGAGCCTGTTCAGCAACAAGGTACTAAACAAACTCCTGCGGTTGGTTCAGACATCCCGCCTGACTTTGGTAAATAAGGTAGAAACACTATGACAGAAGCAACAAGAGTCCCAACTGCTGAAGAGATAAAAGCAGCGTTAGAATCAGGACAGATAAAAGTAACAGACTTAGGCCCGCAGTCTAAAGCTATCTACGATGCAATGCTTGCTGAAGGAACGACACCAGAGGTAACAGGCAGTAGCATCTTGCGTGACCCTTACCAAGCTGTTGCTGACGTCACTAGAGGCACTAGAGAAACTGTTGGTGGGTTCTTTGGCGGCGATGAGCAATATCAAACTAGCACTGGTCAGAACATTCCAGACCCTTATGGAGGCACTAGCCTACCTGAGCTTGCTATAGGCGGTCTTGAGACAGGTCTTAGCTTTGTCAGTGGCGTGCCTGCTATTGCTGCTGCTAGTATTGCAGGAGGCTACGAAGGCATTAAAGGCTACCTACAGAACAAAGGTTGGTATGACACTATGAAGGACGCTACAGAGTCCATTAATAGTGTTATGGGTGATATGATGTATCAGCCTAGAACTTCAGCAGGCAAAGACATCACTGCTGTTGCTAACTCGCCTTTTATGCTTATTGACGAAGGTACTACAGCAGCGCAGAACTTTGTACAGTCTATGATGGGCGGCAACGTCAACAGGACTGGCGCTGACCCTATGATCGTCACTCAGTTTCAGTTAGTCGCTGACGAGATACAAGGCTTCAGAGACAGAGGCGAGACTGTGCCGGATCAACTGTTTGAGAAAGCTAACTCGCTAAGAGACTTAATTGGTCAGCAAGGCGGTCTAGGACAGGCTCGTGTGAACGACAAAGCCCTGTTTGCAGGCATCTCTACAAAGGCTTTGCTAGACTTCTTGCCTGACCTAGCCGGAAAAGGCAGAGCAGCGGCAGTAAAGTCTCAGAAGGTGTCTGAGCTACGTAGAACAGCTAAAGAGCTTGGTGTTGACCTAACAGGTCTGCCAGAAGATCAGCTACTAGCACTAGCTAACTCTGCTGACATCCTAACAGGTAGTCAGTCTGTTGTTGCTCAGCGTTTAGGAAGCCTTGCAGACAGGCTCAAGAGACAAGAAGAAATAACAAAGAACACTTCAGATCAGCTGTTTGAAGCTGCTCAGAGTTCTGAGGCTTACTACCCACAGCTGCAACTAAAGCTGCTAGATCAGTCTATGGCTGACTTGCTCTCTACAGAGCAGTTTGACCTTGCTAACTTGCGTGTTGCTAGAGGTAGGCTGCAGAAGTTTAACGAGATTGTTTCTGACACGGCTTTTGACTTAGTTGATAAAGACAACAACTTTATTAACGGCTATGTCCCTATCAACAAGCTACATAACTTTAGACAGCTTCTTAACTCAGACATAACTAAGATGCGTCGCTCTACTGACTACGAAGCTAACTCTGAATACCAAGCCTTACTAGGCATGAAGAATCACGTTGACGAGTTCATTGACTCACAGTTTAACGCTGACTTGGTTGCAGGTAACGCAGAGGCGATAGGTAAGTGGAAGAAAGCTAACGACTGGTACAGAGACTACAAGCAGAAGTTTAGCGCCTCTGACGCTGTTCAGAAGATTGTCGATAAAGACCTAACGCCAGAGCAGGTAAAGAACTTGATACTAGGCACTGGTGACGTTGTAGGCAAGGCAGAAGCAGGCTCTATAGTTCAGAAGATGAATAGCATCTTTGGCAACGACTCTCCACAGATGGAAGCGCTGCGTAAAGAAGTCATCTTTGGCGTCTCTATACCGCTTCTATCAGACAAGCCTGACGTTCAGAAATTTATTGACAACGTTGATAAACTAAAGAGGAAAAGCCCGACACTGGTTAATGAGTTGTTCCAAGGAGACGCTCTCAAGAACCTAGAGAATTTACAAGGAATGGCTAGAGCGCAACTAAGAGTTTTAGAGCGCCTAGGAGAGTCAGACATTTCTCAAGCGCGTATACCAAGCCTAAGCAGAATGTTAGCTCTTAACCTTGCGCCGGGCAACACAGGACTAGCTAGAGGCCGTGCAAGCATAGACTTCACAAAAGCTGTTATACAGCCTCTAACAAGAAAGCTAAAACAAGCTGTAGGCAATCCAAGCGCAGAGCGTCAGGTGATGAGTGAGTTCTACGGTGTTAACATGAACAGGCCGTTGATGGGGCTGCAGAACTTCCCAACTATAGGGGCTATACAAGCGACTAGAAGAGCACAAGAGGAAGCGTCAGGCGGTGAAAGCCTTGAGAGAATACAAGGCATGGCACAGCGTATGAGGGACTTCAGTGCCGCTAGGCAGCAATAGGGACTGCAGCGGCGGGGGAGACATCAAAAGAGTAACACGAGTTACACAATCTGTCAACACAAAGGAGCATTACTATGCCAATGGTAAACGGTAAGAAGTACAGCTACACTACGAAGGGCAAAGCAGCGGCTAAGAAGGCTGCAGCTAAGAAAGGCACTAAGCCTAAGATGACTAAACGTAAGTAATAGAATCCTCTGTGCTACCTTAGGATCGTCCCTGTGACGCAAACGAAAAAGCCCTGTAGAGATTGGGATGCTCTACAGGGCTTTTTACCTTCTACAATGTGTTAAATGCCGCAGACACCAGAGGCGCATATAGCCTCACTGTTCTCCTCAAAAACTACCCCTTTGTGCTTCACAGCTTCTTTGTAGCTGCACATCGTTAGTGGCTGTCCACCACGAGAGCCGTCAGGGTAGCAAGTGAAGCCTCGCAGACGCGGTGCATACTTAGCCAAGATAGTAGCGAACTCAATAACACGGTCTTCGTTGTTCAACTCACTACCCCACGGTGGCAGGTTGATCGTTGAAGAGATAGACATGTCTACGTAGTCTTGTACGTCAGCTTGGAACTTCAGGCGACGCTCAAAGTCATTCACCATAGACGACGATGTCTGTATCTTATCAGGATCAAGTCCGTGTGTCTTAATCAAGTCCTCTGCAGTGGCGTCTACAACGTACTCGTACTTCCACTTGTCACCGCCGACTAAGTAGCGACGCTTGTAAGCTACAGCGTACAGAGGCTCAATACCCGTCGTAGTGCCCGCTAGGATGCCTATAGTGCCTGTAGGAGCGATTGCACGGTAGGCTACAGGGCGTGATATACCCCGAGCGTCACAGAGGGCGTTAGCGGCCTTCTCAGACTCGTCACGATACACTTCCAACCAACGATGCAGCTCTTCTGTCACTTCGTAGTCACTGCCACGCTTCAGCAGGAACTCGTGCATACCCATCAAGCCCAAGCCAAGACGCCTGTTCTTGTTTCTGACAGCGTACACTTTCTTTGTGGGTAGCTCTGCAGTGAGTGTCCCTGCGACGAGGAACATTGAGGCAGCTCTAACAATTGTCCTGAACTCATCGATGTCATCAATAGCACCAATGTTAATACTACCAAGATTACAAACGTCACTGTCGTCAGCACTGGTGACTTCTGTACAGGCATTCCTAAGAGTTTCATTCTCTTTGTCTCCAAAGTTAAAGCTGAATCCGGGTTCTCCAGTCATCAGAGCCTGTCTGCAGTTCTCTACAAACGTCTCAGGCAAGAAGCCGTTCTCGATAGCGTCTAAGAACTTGTCATCGTAGTTGAGGCTAATGTTGGTCATGTCCAACGGAGCAGGGAAGTTGAAGTTGTTCTGCTTAGCATCAAACACTGTAACGCCGTCAGCGATGGGTAGCGAGTGCCAGTCCTTTGCTGTCAGGAAGGCTTTAGCGTCGCCGTGCTGCCAGTTGAGTGAGGCGTAGATAGCGCTGCGACGACTACCGCCCTGCATCACGTTTCTGCCTATTTCGTTTATACTGTTCATTAGTGGCAGTGGGCCTGACGCTTCGCCGCCTGTCCTGCCCAGTGGTGACCCGCTTGGACGAAAGACGCTGTAGTCGATGCCAATGCCGCCGCCGCTCATCAGACAGTCGCTTGCTCGTTGTACTAGCTTTCCCCATTCTTCTCGCGTGTCCTCTTCACCTTTGAGTAGATAGCAGTTGTTGTAGAACTTAGCCTGCCTACCTGCGTAGTATATGTAACGACCACCTGCCATGAACTTAAACGAGTTCATAGCGTTGCGTAACACATCCATCTCTTCTTGCTCTAAGATGCCTGTACACACGTCACCGACAATGTCCTCAACCTTCTCAGCCCACGTCTGTGTCTCGTTCAAGGCGTACTTGTTACGGAAGATTGATTCACCAAAACTGTTTCTAAATTCGCTCATGCTGCATTCCTGTCTGATTCTTTAATGAAGACACCTGCACCGTTCATAGAGCCTCTACGGTGTTTGATGTCGTTGTATGCTACTTCTAGGCAGTCCGCTAACGTTGTGTCTGACATGACTGCTAAGTTGTTCAACACGACCATACAGTCGCCTATGTCGTCTTTGATGTCACGTCGTTTGGCAACGTTGTCAGCTAACTCGCCCATCTCACTAACTAGCTTTAGTGTCTGTGACTGCAGTGTGCCGTTAGTAAGGATTTTCCTTTCTCTGCTCCACTCAGTACACAGGTCTATTAACTTGTTAATCTTTACCATTGCACTGCTCCTCTATTAGTTTGTCCAAGTACCAACGTGCTTTGCGTAGGTCTTCTATGCCGTTCTTGTCTTTCCACCTGTGTAGGTACTTGATTAAATTTCCGTTTAAATAGCCTAAAAACTCTTCATTAGACAGTCGATCTGCAATGTAGTCTATACATTCAACTATGCCAGTGTTGTAGTGTTCTGGCTTGTTGACAGTATCAAACATATTGTTTATCCCCGGCCAAGCTGTCTCAACATACTCCCCTTTTTCCTTGTCCCACGTTTCGTGTTTCTTGCTCTTTGTAGCACGCTCTTCAGCCTTGATAGCCTCGTTAACGCGCCTAGCCTCTGCTCTACGTTTCTTAATTACAGCATCCCACTCTTCAGCAGGAGACTTGTCAAGAAAGCTCATCTGTATCTCCTCCCAGACCTTCAACGATCTGATCTAGTTTATCTTCTATTTTGTCCTCAAAGCGTTCTACAAGCTCTGTGGAGTTTATGTCTAACACTTCCAACACAAGCACCTCGTCAAGCATACTCAGTTGGTATTTAACGTCTTTGAATGTAAGACTCATTCTGCTTTCTCCCCAAACTTCTTACGCAGATAAGACATACTTATAGGCAGCTCGTCAAAGCTACCGTCGTTGACTTCGTTGAACACCCAGATGCCCCGCCACGACTGGTTAGTCTGTGGCGACAGGTAGTCTTGGTCTTCTTGGTAGAAGATGCCTGCAAACAGTCCAGTCACTGAAACACCGTCAGCTCTGCGAGCGTAGGCGATGTCTCTGTCCTGTACGTGTCCCATCACGCAGCTTACCATCTTCTTAGTCAGCATCAACTTAGCAGACGACACAGGGCGTCCCATAACACCAGAGGTGAAGTAGTGTGAGTAGGCAATGCCGTTAATCATCTTAACTTCTAAGAACGGCACTACTTCCCAACCCATCTTCTTCAGTCCTAAGTCTTCAAAGGACATCAGACCTTCTAGCTCAGGGCTGTCGTTAACAGCGCGTGTTATGCGATTCTCGTGGTTGCCCAGTAGGAACACTAGCTTAGGACGCCACACCTTGTGCTTGTTAGTGCGCTGCCGTGCCTGCTCTTCACGTATAGGCGCTAAGAAAGCCTCCATAGCCTTCTTACCTGCTTCTACGTCCTGCTGATAGCGACGACCTTCAAAGGACTTCTTACCCTTGTCGTAACTAGACAGGCTAGGAAAGTCCCAGTGGTCGCCAAGGTGTACTATAACATCAGGCTTTAACGAGACAGCGTACTTCCCTGCCCACGTTAGATGCTCAATGTTAGAGTCAGGTTTAACCTGTGTGTCAGGGATAACAAAGTGTCTCATGCTTTCTTCCTCGCTTTACGTTCTGCGTTAGTCTTGCTTTGGTGGCACTCTAAGCACAGCACCTGCATTCCTTCAGCCTCGCAGAACAAACGCTCTGCAAAACCTGCAATGTCTTCGTAGCTGCTTAGCTTGCCTGCAGGGACAATATGGTCGACCTGTATTTCTTTGTTGGTAAACCACTCAGAACACTCAGCACACTGATACTCGTACTTGTGTCTGCAGCCCGTCACTGTCCTCTCTGCGTCCTTCTTAACTTGAAACTTCACAGGGTAGCGTGAGTAGGCTTGACGAAGCGCTGAACGGATGAACTGCCAGTAGCGTGCTTCAGTCCAAGTCTTGCCTGCTCTAGTGCGTGGAACTAGTTGCTTGCCCATAGTGTCTGTCCTCCTTAGACCTCTCACGTGGTGGCATCCACATCTGACCTGCTCTACGACGCAGCCACAACAGCCTAGCGTTCTCTAACGCCCTGTCGTAGCCTAGTTGGTCTTCGCAGATGTCCCACATGTCAGTCTCTTTACGACAGCCGCCTATCAAGTCCTCAGCACCGCCTGCGCCTATACCGTCAACACCGATGATGTTGTCGATAGAGTCGCCTGTCAGTATCTGCTTGTAGAAGCTCTTCGTGCCTGCGTCAGTGCTAACAAAGTATTCTTCTCGCTTGACGAAGTTGTAATGCAGCCCCGCCACTTGGTCAAAGTCTTTGTCAATGCTAACCATGATAGGATGGTCGTTAAGATAGGCAGTAGAAGCAGCCGTAGCTATCGCGTCGTCAGCCTCTTCACCTTCAACAACTACAGCGTCCCACATATCAACAGCGTAGTCACGCAAGACAGACAACAGTATAGGCTTGTCTTTGGTCTTGCGATTGCCTTTGTAGGGCGCTGTCACAGCAACTTCGTTGCGGAAGTTACCTTTGCCAGTGAGGTAGAAAATGTAGTTGTGGTCTGGATAGAACACTAGAGTGTCTGCGATGAGCGAGTCTAAGGCGCGTCTAGCCTGTGCTAGTGCGGTGCTAAAGTTGGCCTGTGCGTCAGTCTCGCACGCACAAGCCACTCGATAGCAGTATATGTCGCCATCGATCAGAAGCATTACAAAGCAGCTTCTAGATCAAAGTCGACATCGCCGCCTTCTTCTGTGTACTCATTCAAGTCTGTAATGACTAGCTTGAGGCAGCTTGGCGAACGTCCTTGCTGACCTGCCGGAGACTTCCAATCATAGTGTCCTACAACGGCAGCAGCTGTTGAGCCGTTACCGACTAAGCAGCCAATCTCGTCACCGCTTGTGTTGTAAGCACGGATGGGATTGCTAGACTTGATAGTGATGAAGTCTTCTTTGTCATCACCTTTGTTGCGTGGCTTCATTCCTCGCTCTTCTAGTGCATTCACTGCAGCGCTAGAGAGATTGCCAAGGTCAAACTGATACTTGCCTGACATAGCGTTCTTGGAGGAAAGGTTAGCCCAGTAGACAGTACCTTTGATGGGAAGTGGCTTGAGGTTAGTATTTGTCATTGTGTAGCTCCTTAATAAAGACAATATAGTCTATCATACGTGGTTAAAAAGATCAATGGGTTTCTGACCAGTTGTTTCCAATCTGAAACTCACCGTCCATAGGGCAACGTAGTCCAAAATCGTCGCCTGCTTTGCGGATAGCATTGCGGAAGTGTAGCCCGACAGCCTTGGCAAAAGCCTCCGGTGTCTCTACCTGAAACTCGTCATGCACGTTGGCGACCATCTTAAAAGGAATACCTGCCTCCCTAAGACTGTCAACACCGTTCAATAGAGCCTTCTTCATCAACGCAGCACCGCCGCCCTGTAACAGGAAGTTGAGTGCGCTGTAGGCCTTGCGAATGCGTATCCTGCGACCGTCTAAGCTAGGTAGACTGCCGTTTGTGTCAGCTAAGTTTTCGACTGTCGTCTTCAACGTCTTCAGAGAAGGAATGTTGTCGAGGAAGTCTTTCTTTAGCTTCTTGCCGTGGGCAGCACCCTTGCCTGCAATGCTGCCTATCTTCTCGTCACCCGCACCGTACAAGAACGCATAGATGAACGTCTTTGCTTGGTCGCGTGTGTCAAGTCCTGCTGCAGCTTGGTTGGCGCTGTGTATGTCACCTTCCAAGATTGTCTGCACGTATTCTTCGTCCTTCATGTAGTGCGCTAGCATACGCAGCTCTAAGCCTGAGGCGTCTATGCCGACTAGCTTGTTGCCTTCCTCTACCGTCCAACACGAACGACACTCGCCGCCTAGCGTAGCCTTCAGCTTCTGCACTGGCGTCATGCTGTCCACAACCTTGCGTGTTGCAGGCACTTGAGCCATGTTAGGCGATATATGCGTCATCCTGCCTGTCGCTGCACCGCTGCTAAAGACACGACCATGCACTCTGCCGTCTGCCTCTACAGCCTCTAGCCACGAACTAATCTGACTAGCCCTTTTCTGTACTAGAAGGTACTCAGCAACAAGCTGTGCAGACGGGTTGTCTATGCCCTCTAGCACGTTCTCGTCTATCTTGTAGCTGCCGCCTTCGGTCTTGTCAGTGAAGCGTATGCCAATGCTCTGTAGGCGCTTGGCTATCTGCTGTCTGCTGCCAACGTTAAACACTTCTACGTTGTCCTTGAGGACGCTTGCCTGTCTTCTCTGAGTAGCGTTCAGTCACGATAGGTGGAAACTCAGCCTGCAGCTCCACTTCAATCTCACGCATACGATGAGACAGACGGCTGTACAGCTCGTTAGCCTTGGGCAGGTCT